CAAATCAAGAAGAAAAAAACCATCCAACTCAAAAACCGCAAGAAATAATGCAATGGTGTTTTGAATATGCAGATAGACACTCAAAAAAAGAAATTAAGCTTGTATTAGATGCTTATTTAGGCTCAGGTTCAACAATGGTAGCATCGCACCAACTTAAACGCAAGTGCTACGGTATGGAACTAGACCCTAAATACTGCGACGTTATAGTTAGAAGAATGAAAGCACTTGACCCAAGCTTGATTATAAAAAGAAACGGAGTAGTAACTAAAGACTTTGATTAATGGCATACGATAGGAAGAAAATATACGAACAAGCAAAGGAGGCAATCGTTAAACATAAGTTGTTTTTTATTGAGGATATTGTCGCTTTTTTACCTATCGCCAAGAAAACTTTTTATGAGTACTTTCCTCTTGATAGTAACGAAAGTAACGAGCTAAAAGAACTTTTAGAGCAAAATAGAACCGAATTAAAGGTGTCTATGCGCTCAAAATGGTATAAGTCAAATAGCCCAGCATTACAAATGGCTTTAATGAAATTGATAGCAAATAAGGATGAATTAAGGCGTTTATCAATGCAGTACAGCGATGTTACTACGAATGGCAACGAAATAAACCAAACGCCTATAATCGTGGCTAATAAGGAAACCGCAGATGCTTTAGAGGAATTAAGAAAAAGATTTGAAGATGAAACTGACAACGACGTTTCATAACACACTTAGAGCCTATTTAAAAAATAGCAGATTTATAGTTAATAAGGGGGGGTCTAGAAGTGGTAAAACCTACTCTGCCCTCCAACTGCTTTACATTATTGCTCGAGATAGCAAGAAGCCTTTAATCATACACGTTGTAAGCCATAGCACCCCCCATTTAAAGGACGGTGCTATCGTTGATTTTGAGCATATCCTAAACGGCCAACAGGTTAACATTGACGCCATACGAACGCAAAACCCACACACGTATAAAATAGGGGTATCAATCATTAAGTTCATTGGTTTCGATAACGTGGGTAAATCACATGGAGCCAAAAGGGATATACTATTTATTAATGAGTGTAATTTAATGAAGTATGAAATATGCCACCAATTATTTCAGCGTACGAGGGGCACTATATTTCTAGACTATAACCCCAGCAGTAAGTTCTGGATTGACACTTGCGGAATACTAGAAGATGAACGGACTACCCTTATACACTCTACCTTTTTAGACAACGCCGAGAATTTAACACCCGCCCAAATTGATGACTTTGAAATGGCAAAGCGAAAGCACGACGAAGAACGCCAAAGGGGTATTCAAGGGTACTATTACAACTGGTGGCGTGTTTACGGTTTAGGCTTATTGGGTAGGGTATCGGGTACAATCATTAATAATTGGGAAGTTGCACCATTTCCCGAAACGGATGTTTATGGATATTGTATCGACTGGGGAGCAAAGGATCCATTTACATTAACTAAGGTAGCAGTTGACAAAAAGGGCAAACGATTATGGGCGCACCAAGAAATTTATGCACCAATGCCGAATTTGGATAACATGATTGAAGCTATTGCCAAAAAGATAACAGACCGCTCAAAGGTTATTATCTGTGATAGTGCCCGACCTGATTTAATCGTGTTGCTAACTCGAAATGGCTTTAATGCAAGACCATGTTTACCCAAGAAAAAACTAAACAGTATTCAGTTGCTATCAAGTTACCAATTACTAATAACACCGCAATCTTACAATATCCAAGACGAACTATACAAATACAAATGGAAAGATAAAGCGGGGGAAGTACCCGAAGACGGTAACGACCATGCTATTGACCCTTTAGGATATTATTTAAGGTGGTACGATTATACTTATTAATTTTTTTTATAACTTTGCAAATATGATAATTAAAAACTATAACACAGAGCCTTATAACGTTTTCGAAACGACTAAACCAGCGACCGAAAATGTTTTTATTCCCTTGTTTAGTACGGGGAGGGCTAACACTAATATAAGTGAAAGCTATTTAATTGATGAGGGTTACATAACCAATGATATGGTTTACGCTGTTGCAAAGCGTATTGCTCAGGTAACAGCAAGTTTGCCCATTATCCTTGAGAATAACGGACAATATATTGAAGACGAAAACGACGAACTAAAGCGGTTTATCTTTGAGAATTGGCACGATAACGACAGTTTGGAACAAGCGTTGTTTAAAGAAGTTTTGTACCTAATATTAACGGGGGATAGTTACCATTACGCACCGTACGAGTATATCGGTGCTAGTTTACCCGCGAAAAATTATATTTTGCCCCCTCAAAATGTGAGGGCGTGGCGTGAAACAATGTCGATACTATCCGACATTGACCGTTACGAGTTTAACGACGGGATAAGTATTAGGAAGATTAGTCCTACTGAAATAATGCACTGCCAATATTTTAACCCAACGATTGAGGGAATACGCAACAACGAGGGTTTAAGCCCTTTGCAATCAGGTTTTGATTTGTTGAAAGCAACCAATAACCGAAATTTGGCTGAAAGTAGCTTATACGAGAATAGGGGAGCTAGTGGTATTATTTCCTCAAAGAACGAATATCCAATTACAGCAGAAGATAGGCAACAGTTACAATATGACTTTGATAAGCGTATTGGTGGTGCTAAGAACACTAACAAAATAATAACCGTTCAGGGCGCAGTTGACTACAAGCAGTTAGGAATGAGCGCAACGGACATGGAGTTGCTAGGTATGAGAGCCGAACACCTTAGAGCGGTTTGCTCATTATTCGGGGTTCAATCGGTTATCTTTGGCGACGTTGGGGCTAGTACCTATAACAACATGCAAGAAGCTATGAAAGACTTTTATAACCAAACGTGCATTCCTATTATGGAGCAAATTTTGGCGCAAAAGAACAAGCAACTAATTAAACGTTATAACTACATATCAGGACAAAAATACAAGCTAACGATAGATAAAAACGATATTGATGCGTTGAAGCCTGATTACACCGTTAAAGTAGATAACATATTGAAACTTATTAATGCGGGGTTAATGACAGTAGAAGAAGCAAAAACAGAACTAAACTTATAAAAATGGAAATAAAAACACTAATTGAGAAAAAAGCAGAAGTATTAAAGCTTAGGCGAATAGCAAGAAAGTACGACGTTATAACCAAGTCCGATGTTGTAGAGATTGAAAGCGAAGACGATGTACTAAAGCGTACTATTATAGGCAATACTTATAATTGGTTGGATAATCATGGCGACGTGCATTTATCGGGGTGTTTTGCAAAGTCTATAAGTGAGCGTACACCGTTTTTCCTTGCAGACCACAAGCACGATGTAACTGCTAAAGTGGGAATTATTAACGAAGTAATAGAAGCACCGATAAGTTGGGCTGAGTTAGGAGTTGATAAAGAGGGTAACACCGAGTGTTTAAAGGCGAATGTTGATGTTATTGAAGACTTAAATAAAAGCGTTTATTACCAATACAAAAATGGTATGATTAACCAACACTCGGTAGGAATGGAATACATACAACTAGACATTGCCATAAACGATACATACGACAAAGAGGGCTATGCAAATTGGTTAAAATACTTACCGATGTTAGGTAACCCGATACAAGCTGAGGAATGCGGTTACTTCTACCTAGTTAAGGAAGCTAAATTGTTTGAAATAAGCGCAGTTCTATCGGCAAGTAATATCCTAACCCCAACAATGCAAGATGATGCTGTTATAAAAGAAATTTATAAAAAATTTGGAGATATAGATAAATTTTATGAATTTTGTAAAATCACTCTAGGGACTGAGCCGACAAATATCACTCAGGTAGTAGAGCCGAAAAAGAAAAGCTATTATAAACATTTAATTAAAAAGTAAAACAAATGGAAAACTTTAATGCAGAAACAACCTTTGAAGAATATTTAGCAATGTTGGGTATTGCCAACTTTGACGAATTACCTGAAGAGGAACAAGCGAAATTAGTACAGGACTACCAAGATGCTTTAGCGGGTTTGGTTAAGCAGTACGAAGAAGAAAACAAGAAAAATAAAACTCAAATTTCAGTAATGAAAAACCAAATGGAATTAGGGTTTAAAGAATTATCTAAAAAAATTGAAAAAATGAAATCAGTTGATGCAACTATGAAAAGTTTCTCGGCTCAAATCCGTGAAAGCTTAATCGCTAACAAACAAGCGTTGGCAGAATTAAAGAATGACAAAAACAAATCCGTAGTATTTAAGGCGGTTGGTAACATGACCTTTAGCGGTAACTTATCAGGTGGTAATGTACCAGTTGAAGACCGTATCGAGGGTTTAAATGTAATTGCTTCAAGAGAAACTAAATTCTTAGCGTCGTTACAACCAAAAGCAACTTCTAGTAATGTAGTTAGCTGGGTGGCTCAATCAGGTAAAGAGGGTACCGCTGGTTCAACTGCTGAGGGTGTTAAGAAAAACCAAATCGATTTTAACTTAGTTGTTGCTTCCGAAAATGTTAAAAAAACAACTGCGTTCATCAAAATTTCAAACGAGATGTTAGATGACGTTGATTGGATGCAATCGGAAATCGAAGCGGAGTTAATGAGAGAATTGTTAAAAGCAGTTGAGTTAGGTGCATTTAGTGGAGATGCTTCAGGTGCTAATTTAAGAGGTGTTAAAACCGTAGCAACTGCGTTTGCAATCACAGGTGCTGACTTTGGTGAAGCGGTGGTTAACCCTAACATTGTTGACGTGTTAGTTGCTGGTAACTTACAAATCGAATTAGCAGAGCAAGGTCAAGCGACTTTAGCGTTCTTAAACCCTAGAGATATTGCTAAGTTGAAAGTTCAAAAAGTAAGTGGTACAGATAAGAGATACATTGACCGTTTACAAGCAATCGGCGACAGCTTGTTATTGGACGGTGTTACAAAAATCGTATCTACTACTTTAGTAACAGCTGGGGAGTTCTTAATGGGTAACTTTGATAAAGCTTACTTAGTAGAAAAAGACGGTGTTAAGTTTGATATCGGTTACGAAAACGACGACTTTACTAAGAACTTTGTTACATTATTAGCAGAGTGGAGAGGTGCAGTTGTTGTTAAGACTAACGATAGAACAGCGTTTATTAAAGGCGACTTTGCATCTGCTGAAGCATTATTACAGACTACGTAATCTTTCTTTCATATCATAGTTTAATTGTTGAATGGTGGGGGCGTAATTGCCCTCACTTTTTTTTTGTAAGATGAATAAAGTGATTTACATAATGGCAATCTACCAACGCCACGAATTAACTAAAATAGTGTTAGACTATTATCGGGATTTAGGTATTGAGTTAATAATTGCTGGTAGTGAGGGCGTAATTAGTCAAGAGTTGGCTAAGGGGTTTAAATACATTGAGGTGGCTAATAGTCCACTAACTTACAAAAACAATGCAATGCTTCAAGAGGTGCAAAAGTATGAACACGACGCGGTTGTGTTGTTAGGGAGCGACGATTTGATTTGTCCGCAAACGGTGGAATTTTACAAACACCTACAAACAGATAAGGTGTTTGGGTTTAGTGATATTTACTTTTATTCAACTGAACACAAACAACTCGGATATTTAGAACTTGACAAACATTTTGGTGCTGGGCGCTTCTTCCCTAAATCGGTACTAGAAAAGTGCAAGTACAAAGCATGGCAAAGGCAGTTAGATAGGGGTTGCGATATGGAAACAGAACGTTATTTTAGAATATTAGGTATTGAATTTGAGCGCATAAGTATAAAGAAAAACAATCTTTTTTTAATTGATATAAAGCATGATTATAATATCTCGAGCAAAAACATTATCTTTGCTTGTAAGAAAGAAAACTTTAATATTATGGCTAAAAAAGTAGGAAAACCAACAGCAGATAAGATAGAACAGTTAACATTTACGCCTAAAGCAGTGTTAAACGGTTACGTGCGTGTAATTTGCAACGACAAAAACGAAAGCTTAAACGGGCGTACATTGTTGTTGCCTGAGGAAAAAGCAAAATTAATTGTTGCTAAAGGTTGGGGGGTATATGAGAGTTAAAATAGAGGGTAAGAATTACGAGGTTAAAACCTTGTTTGGGGAGTACAAAATTAAGGATTTAATTTGGGCAAATCGTATTTTGCGCGAAAACGATATGAGTCCAAGATTTTGTATGAAGTTGTTAAAGGAAACGACTAATATCCCTGTTGAAGTGCTAGAAACATTGGATTTTGAAAGCGAAATTAAGGTGTTAGCTGAAATGAGCCTAATCGGTTTGCGCACTCCTGATATTGATGTATTTATGGACTACGTGCAAGTGGACGGTGTTAAGTACTACAAACGCGAAGAATTGTTAACATTAAGCGGAATTAAAGTAATGTTTGGTAAAAACAACTTTAAGCAATTTGCCTTAATGGGGCAGTTGCACGATATATTAGCACGTAATAAGGAGGTTGACCCTACAAACTTAGCTTCATTGGTTGCGGTGTTGTATGGGGATGACTTTAGCGACAAAGCAATAGAGGAACGTGCGAAAAAGTTTATGGACTTAGATTTGTATTCGGCTTTTAGCGGTTTTTTTTTGTTTCAAAGGGAATGGAACAAATTTCTAAGTTGTTTGTCGGTATATTCACAAACGAGAGTTCAGGCAATGTTAAGTATCGAGCGTTTGCTAAGAAAATTATCGAAAACAATTTTTGGTTTTCTTTTGCCTACGAGGTTGCGGAGTTGGGAATTTTTAGTAAACCTAACAAAACGCCTTTAGAGAGTGTGCATGAAACTAACTGCATGGATGTGTTACATTATTTAAACGTTAAACAAGCACAAGCTAAATTAATAAATTATGATTAACAAAATAATTGAATTACTTGAAGAAGTTGCAACCGCTTACACTTATGTACAGGGGTTTAGTTACGCAAGCCCCTACGAAATGAACGGTGCTCCGAGTATGCAATTTCCACATATTTTGGTAGCAGATACACCCGATTGGAGTAATAAAGGCGAGTATCGTGGCAATGGCTTAGGCAATAAAACAACGTGGGATTTAAGGATCTTTCTATTTGATACCTACAACCAAGCAGAGCGCACAACTGTAGCACGTGCTACCAAGCAACAAGAGTTAAAAACAGCAATGGATAGGTACTTAGCCGAGTTCAAACATAGGGCTTTAAATGAGTTAGGTTACAATGTGGAGTTAAGCAATGGATTTGTAGCCAAACGCCAAATGAACGGTAAACTAGAGCAATGTAGTGCCAACTTAAAGGTAACGGGTAACAATACGTGTGATTTAGGAACTTTTGAATATGCTGGATAGTTGGAGAGCAAACGGTTTGAATTTAATCGGGGAATTTGTACTCGATTTGATGAAAACGGAACTTGAGGAACAAGGGCACCGCGCAACGGGTAAGTTAATCGACAGTATGACCTACAAGATAAACGGCGATAGTATCGAGTTTTACGCTGAAGATTACGCTAAGTTTGTGGATAGTGGGCGACAAAAGGGAGCGCGAAGAGTACCTATAGATGCGTTAATTGGGTGGATTGAGCAGAAAGGTATAGCAAGTGGAGATACAGAGGTTAAAAAGGTGGCGTATGCAATACAAACGGCTATATTTAAAGAGGGCAGTCCGACAATGGGGAGTTTACAATATTCGCAAAATGGAAGAAGAAAGGACTTTATCAAGTTTGCGGTTACTGAAAATGAAAAAATTATACTGCAAAAGGTAGTAGAAATATTTGATAAAACGGTAAAAACCGAGTTTATAAACGAAATGATTAATATTAGAAAGCAATGGCAACAACGAACTTAGGCTTAACGGGTAGCGAATTATTAACTGAAAAGCGTGTGGTAAGGGCTATCACAGATGACAGTAATGTTTTAGAAATGCGGTTAACTATTACCGTTGATAGCGTTGATTATGTATTTGAGCAACTGCCCGATATAGGTACAACCAACGAATTTACATTTGAAATAAATAGTTTCTTAAGAAATTTAGTCGTAAGTCAATTAAAAGTGTTAAATAGTGGAAGTGTCGCAAGTAATTCAGTTGTGTTTTTTTCGTATGTTTTCCAAGGCTTAAACGCTTTAGCTGTTCCGATTATGGGAGAAGACACAACTAGTGAAAGTGCCTTTGGTTATAACTATTCGCAAAATGATTTAAATCCTATTAATTTAACTACTTATAATAATAACATAGGCGATGCAACTAGTTTGTTGCTTACTGATTTTCTAAATCCTAGAAAGGTTTTATTAAATGGTTTTGTTAGTCTATCTTCTCGAGTTATTGGAAATTCTCAGCGTTGGTTTGTGATTTTTACAGATGAATTAGATAATATTGCATACACTGATATTATTTCCCCTGTGGGCGATAATGATGTTGCTTTATTGAAATACGGAAGTACATTAGTTTATGAATTTAATCAACCAACAGCCACAAAAATGAATATATTTATAGCCGATAGTGGCGGGTCAGGGTTTAGTCGTACGTTTAGAAGCCGAATTTATACCTTTGAAAAGGTTGCTGAGCCTTGCCAGTATGTTGAGGTGCTTTGGATAAACCAATTTGGCGCAATGGAAATTACATTGTTTAACTCAAATTTCGCATTTGGTACGCAAATAAACAAGAAATCATTTGAAAAAGTAAGACCTGTTAACCCTACTTCATACGATAGGGGGCAAAACAACTACATGGTTGAGAGTGTAAAACGCTTTACAATTTGGAGCGACTATGAAAAAATGGAAGATATAGAGAAATTGAACTACATTTCAGTAAGTCCGCAAGTTGCAGTTAAGATAGGAGCGCAAATAATACCCGTAATAGTTGAAAATGCGACTACTGAAGATTACAATTATCATGAGCCTATTAACCGAGTTACTTTTAATATGGTAATGGCTAACAAACGAATAAATGTTGTATAATGGAAGATTTACAGATATACATAGTAGATAAGGGGTACTTAGACTTATTGGACTTTACGGATTTTCCGTTGGTGCTTAAAAAAAGTATTGCTAATATTAGTGATATAACCGCACGTGAAAGTGATTTTAGCTACGACTTTGAAATACCAAACAATGCTAACAATAATAGCATTTTGTTTGGTATGGAATATGTAAGCTACGCGGACAAATCTATACTAGGAAAACAAGAAGCGGTTATCGTTTTGAACGGTGCTGAGTACCAACGTGGCTTTGTCGAGGTACGTGCATCTAGGTTTATGGATAAATACGTGTGCAACTTTTTTGGTGGAAATGCTGAGTGGATAGAAGAGGGCGCAAATATATTGGTTAAAGATTTAGAGTGGAAAAACGACACGCAGAACTTTACGCAGTCGGGAATAACTGCAGTAAACAATGGTACAAGGGATTTAAACGATATATTTTACCCATTTATTGACCGTAACACAGCCAACGATATAAGCACTTACAGACCTGTATTTTATGTGCGAAATTTAATAGAGTTGTTTTTTGCTGAAATTGGTTACACTATTGACAGCAACTTTTTATCGAGTAAATTTGTAAACGGTTCAGGTAACAACAACGGTTTGACAGTTGATTTAGGCGTTAATTTTGAATTTGATGAAAGCGATCTTGTAGATACTATTGCGAATTATTCGGGCGATAATGCAGACGCGGTTAATTATTTTTTAGCGTGGATATTTCAAGGTAACACCCCTGTATCAATTCAAACATTTAGAGATATTACGCCATTTTATACGATTGAGAATAGTGATGACTTCGGGTTGTTTGACCCTTTAGTTGGCTACACCGTACCAAAGGAGGGATTTTATCAATTTACTTTTGATTTTTCGCAGTCGTTGTGGTCTATATATTACGGAAACTTTCAACCATTAGGAACACCAGGGGGTGCAAGTCCATACATTGAGTTGCAATTAAGGAGAGGATTTGAAGTTGTTGCATTTACAGATATTAACGACCCTGTTAATACTGCTGGAAAAGTGGTAAATTTAAGTGTTTATTTATTTGAAAATGATGTTATAAATTTTAGGGTTCAAGAACGAAACCAAATGCTTGACCCTAGAGTGGCTTTTGTGCATCGTAAATATAGATTTACTCCGCGTAACAACACTTTCAACATACAATTCAAATCAAAAATCGAGCTAGGCGATACATACGCAATTAGTCAAGTAGTGCCTAAGGAAATGAAAGCAATCGACTTAATAAGCGACTTCAAATTTTTGTTTAATTTGTACTTTGAAGCCGATATCAAACGCAAGGTTGTAAAGATTGAGCCCCGTAATAGTTGGGTTGATGTGGATAGCGCGGACGTGGACGGATATTATCAAAGCGTTGGTTTGGCTAGTAATTGGACAAACTTAATCGACTATACAAATCCGCCCGAGATATTTAATGAACTAAATTATAATAGAGATTTAAAGTTAAGATACAAAGCCGATAACGACGATAAATGGCTATTGCAATGGGAGAAAAACAACAATAGAACTTACGCGCAGTATATCCATAATTTGGGAACTAGGTTTCCGAATGGCGAAACGGTACTTGAAACAAAACTAATTGCACCAAGCATACAAGGACGTACAAGCAATGTGGTTACTTCAATCGTGCGCCAAGAGTACGCGCCTTTAATCGGAGTTGATACAGACCAACCGAGCCCCAATAACAGATACGCACCGCGCATTGGGTGGATAGTTAACAGTAGCTTTGTAATGGAAGCCTTTGATGACTTAGTAGTGTTTGCCGATAGTAGTAAGCTAACTTTTAACGGTACAAACGGACTGTTTGAGCGTTTTTGGAGCAAGAATATACGCAACTTAATTAATGCGGTTGTGGTTAAATGTAGGGTGCGTTTGGCGAAATACGAGATACAGAAATTTGACTTTAGTAAGCCCGTTTATATTTCCTTACCGCAACAGTTAGCTGGATATTATGCAGTGCAAAGTATTGAAGCAAATTTATTAGATGATGATTTGGTAAATGTAGAGTTGCTAACCTACAAAGACTATGCACCTTTAACCGTTGACCCGAGCCAACGAACTAATATAAACGCGAATACTCAAAACCAACAGAGCCAACCCGCACGATTTGTACTGTTTGAAGATGAAACAACGGGGCAATTAATCAACGTGCTAGATGTTGATGATAATGGAAACTTTATTAATTTAATATACGAATAAAAATGGCTGAAGAATTAATTTACAGACTAAATTTTGAAGGTGCGGACGATGCAACTAAAAACTTAGCGAAACTAAAAAAAGAGTTGGCAGATTTAACCGCTCAACAAAAAGCGAATAAGGAAGCTTTAAAGCAAGGTACTATTTCGCAAGATGAATATTACGAAAGTCAGGTTAAGTTAGAAGCCGAAACTAAGTCGTTAAAGGAAGCAACGCGACAAGCTGAAACCGCGTACATGGCAAACGCTAAAGCGTCGGCTGGTGCTGGTATGAGTATTAAGCAACTTAGCGCGGAATTGTTTAAAAATAAACAAGCGTACCAAAACTTAAGTAAGGAAGAGCGCGAAAATGCGGAAATTGGTGGTAAGTTATTAAAGACAATACAAGAGCAAGATGCTGAATATAAAGAGTTGCAAGTTAGCATTGGTAACACTCAAGTAATGGTGGGTAGTTACTCGGACGCAATACAATCGAGTTTACCGTTAATGGGTGGATTTGGCGGACAAATTCAAACTATTATAGGCACACTAGGACAAATACGTACCGCATTAACAGGTTTTAGCACCGCAATGAAAGCGCAAGCAGTAGCCACGAATGGCAGTGTAAACGCATTAAAACTGTTTAAAATTGCTTTAATTAGTACGGGAATTGGTGCAATCGTGGTGGCTATTGGTTCGTTAATTGCTGCTTTTGCTTCAACTCAAAGAGGAGCAGATGCAATCAGTAGAGCCTTAGCACCTGTTAAAGAAGTTTTTGCGGTGCTTGTGGGTTTCCTACAAGATAAAGCGTTGGCAATATTCGACAGATTAAAGGAAGCTATTAACAATCCAAAACAAGCGTTTGAAGATTTGTTAAATTTCATAAAGCAAAACGTAATTAACAGATTTAACGGAATTAAAATGTATTTCGAGGGGTGGTCGCAAACATTTGTTAACGTGTTTAAAACTTTAGGGTTGAAACTTAAACGTACCTTAAACGATGTGCCGATTATAGGAGCAGGACTGGGGAAAGAGGCTTTAGACAAATTGGATAAGGATATTAAAACCGCTGAAAAAAAGGTGGTAGATGGGGCTAAAAAAATGGCAAATGGTGCACTACAAGCAGTATCGGGAATTGAGGACCCTTTAGGCAAAATGGCTAACGGTTTTAACAAAGTTGGTAAGGCAATGGATGAAGCGAATAAACGAGCGCAACGAATGCAAGATTTAGTTGTAGCTATTCGACAAAGCGAAATAACTTTAAACCGAGATTTAGAGCGTAACCGTAGAAAAATGGAGGAACAAAAGTTAATTTTAGAAAACCAGTTACTACCAATCGAGCAAAGAAATAAGGCGGGTAAAGAATATATGCGTTTATTGGACGAAAATATAAAGCGCGAAAACGGAATTTCAAAAATGAAGTTGGAACACGCACGTTTAAGTATGGAAGCTAATGATACCGACGACGAACAAAAGAAAGCTTATTACGATATGGTTGCAGAAAACGAGCGTATGTTAGCAGAAGCAACTGGTAAGCGTATCGAAGTGCAAAATAAATTAAACGACTTTCAAAAACAAGCTATTGCCGAAGCTAAAAAACAAGAGGAAGAACGTATAAAAGCGCAACAAGAAGCCGAAAAGGAAGCGCAAAAAACAGCTTTAGAAAATCAAAAACAAGCATTACAGGAACGTATTGCTTTAGAGGAATTTGAATTTAAGAAAAAACAAATTTTGTTCGGTGGCACAAAACAAGAGGAGTACGAAATGGAGGTTGCGCACCAAAAAACATTGTTGGAACTGAAATTGGAATACGCTAAATTATCGGGCGAAAGTGAGGTCGAAGCAAAGCGCGAAACAGATTTAGCGTTACTTGAACTCGAAAAGAAAAAAATTGACGAAGAAAAAGCACAAGCAAAAGAGCGCCAAGATTATATGCTAAGCTTAAAGGCTGAAAACGCTAAAAAAACACAGGAGCAAGTAGATACAGCGCAAAAGGTAGGCGATGAGGTATTTAAAGCTGAGGTGCGTAGAATTGAAGCAACGCAAAAACGCGAAATTGACAGCCTTACATTAAGAAGACAAGCGGGGGAAATATCACAAGAGGAATACGAAAAGAAAAGGCTACAAATTGAAAAGGAAGCATTTAAGAAAAAGCAGAACTTAGATATTAAACAAGTGTTAATAAACTCGGCAGTGGCGGTATCTAAGATAATCGGGCAAACGGGGGTGTTTTCAATACCAGCATTAGTTGCATTAGCTGCGCAAACAGCTGGACAAATTGCGACTATCAAAGCGCAGAAGTTCAGATTTGGTGGTAACGTTGGCGGTAAATTACACTCACAAGGTGGAACAATGATTGAAGCCGAAAAAGGCGAGGCGGTTATAATGCGTGAAGCAGTTAATCCAATTACAGCACCTATATTATCGGCTATAAATACAGCTTACGGTGGCAATCCGATAGAAGCAATCGGACAAAAAAACGCCCCTATGCAAATGCAACCGCAACGAATTGAAGTCGTGAATGTTGCGACTGAAACAACAAATATTGCAAATCGTGTAAAAAATTTACAAAACGCAAGGCGGATATAAGTAAAATTTATTAACTTTGAAAAAATATAAACTAAAACTAAAAAAATATGTGTTCAATCACTTCTAATTTAACAGTAACTTGTACGGACGAAACCGCTAACGGTGGTTTGTCGAGAATTTTTATGGTAGCAGATAAGCAAATTTCGTCTGTTACTTTTGGAGCTTCAACTGCTCACACTATTACCGGAATTACAACCGTTGATAGTGCTAAATTTGTGGAGTACATGGGTAGATTTGAAACAAAATCTATTTCTACTGAAGCAAACAAAGACAACGGTGGGGTTAGATACACTCACACGATTGAGTTATTTATACCGAAATTAAACAAAACAAAAGCTGAGGTGTTAGCGCAATTAGATGCTATTCGCGGTACGGTTGCAATCGTTGAAACTTATGAAAGCGCGGGTACTAACAAACAAGCTTTGGTATTCGGTTACGATAAAAAAATCGGTGGAGATGCATTTTTAAAGGCTACTACTGCTCAAATGTTAGAAGCTACGGTAAACGGACAAAATGGTTATATGTTGACATTAGTTGGTGCTGGTACTGAATTAACAAGAGAGTTCATTGGAACAATCACTGTTGAGGATGGCGATACTGGTACTTCTGTTTCTTTCGGTTCGTAATGACTAAGAAAAAGTACATATTAAAGAAAAAGTTTGAAAACTGCCTACTACATAGCGAGTTAGGCAGTTTCTTACTTACTTCTAAATTGAGCCAAAAAACATTAAAACTACTTTACGAGAATGGCCACCACGACAAAATTAATTACCAGTAGTGATATACTTGCGGTTTGCACACTTGATCAGTCTATTGACCCGTTTTGGTTTGATAGAGAAATTTTATATTGTCAGGAAATATATTTAAAAAATTTATTAACTGAGGAACTTTACTACGTGTTATTAGATGCGTATGAAGACGACGATTTAAGCGACGAATTGCAGTTAATTTATGATAGATACATTAAGTTCATTGTTTGTTATGGTACCGCATACCGTTCTGTTGTGGGCAATATCCAAACACAAGCCGAAAATCAGGGTTTAATGGAAAACCGCACCGATTATTCCAACGTAGCAAAAGAGAATGAACGCCGACAAGCGTTTTTTTTGTATGAAAAATGTTTTCACTATCAAAAGCAGTTAGGTAATTTCTTACTAAACAATACCGCCGACTATCCCGATTTTGATGCAACTAAAATAGTGCTATATCCCGAATTTACATATTTTAACTTTTAAAAATGTCAATATCAAATCTACATAGAAATTCAACCGAAGCGAATAAACACACGCCTAAAGGGTTTACCGACGCTAGTAACAACAGCAAGTTAATACGTGATGAACGTGGAGAAAGTCGTTATGTGGATAACATTAATATAGGCACGTTTATAGATTTTGCAGATCCTACATTACCACCGCCAACGACTACCAACAATCACGTTTATGTGTTAGTTGGTGCTGGAACTGTTGATGCTGATTGGGGGAGCGCAGTTGAAAATGATCTTGTACGTTTTTTTGATAATGTACCTATTGCGGTTACGCCAACAGCGGGTTATTTTGGTTATAATTTAACCGAAAACAAGTATTACCGATTTACTACTGAATGGATTGAGTTCGCAATTCCACCCGTATGGGGTTCAATTACGGGTACTTTATCCGACCAAACAGATTTGCAATCTGCTTTAGACGATAAACAAGATACTTTAATTTCGGGTACTAATATAAAAACCTTAAACGGGGATAGTTTATTAGGGACAGGGAATATAACTATTATATCCGAAAACATAGCTACGAATAACCTATCTATTCCAAGCACAACCACAAGAACATTAACTATTCCTAGTGATAGCATACTTGATTTAGGGGCAAATGTAAGAGTTAGAAACAATATTTTAGAGCTTGTAAGCGTTACAAGAGGTTTCTTGATGAACAGAGTTACAACTATTCAAATGAATGCTATTGTAGGTATGTCGGATAACGAATTAGTATTCAATACTGATGTTAAAGCCATATACAGATATGATGCAACATTACTTCAATGGGTAGCTTTAAGCTCGGGATATGGAATTATTGCTGTGTATAGTGGTTCGGGTAGTGGAGTGCCTACATTTTTTGCTACTTTACAAAGTGCTTTAGAAACTTGTAAGGCTTCAGGGGGGTATTTTACTGTTAAATTGTATTCTAATATTATTATAACTTCGGCAATTGAAATTGATTATATAGGTTCGGGAACTGGTAAGGCTTACCAATTCAGAAATTTAACAATAGATTTTAATGGATTTAGCGTAACCAATGCACAAGCTAATACAAGTGAGGGGTTTGATATTAAATTAAGCAATACTATTAGTGTATATCAAGAAATTACATTAATTAATGGTGCTATTATAAGGACTAATGGTACTGGTACACATCATGCTTTTAAGTGTAATCAAGCTGGAAGATATGGTACTGTTCAAATGTCAAAAATGTTTATTTATTGCCAAAACAGTTTCGGAGGTGCGATAACTTTAGCTACAAACTCAACAGCAACAGGAATAAATAAAGTATGTGATTTAGGTGGTAGTACATTTGTAAGTCAAACAGGAACTGCCTTAAATGTTGAAGATATAAATGTTATTAATTTTACAGCGATTGCACACGGTAGTACATTTTCTTTGACAAGTTCAAGTGCTATTATGTCAAGATTTAGTGTTGAAAACACTTCAACAGGCATAGCTTTAGGTGTTGCAGGAAGTGTTAATTGTAGATATTTTACAGCATTTTCTAATTCGGGAACGTGTGTAAATATAACTAATGGAACATTAAGTAATTTTACTGCTAATTCAGTTTCAGGAATAGCTTTAAATGTTACAACAGGAACTGTTACAATAGATAAATTTAACGCAAATACAGGCAATAATTATGCTGTTTATGTTTTAGGCGGTGGTATTGATATATCTAACGGAAAAGCAAGAAATAACAGTACACTTGACGCTGTTTACATTGCTAACTTTGGCTCAGCACAAAATATAGAAGGTATCAACTTAGGTAGTGGCGTAGGTATATTAATAGGTGCTAATCAGGCACATAGAAACGAAGCTAGTTTTTGTAAAGGTTTATCCATTGGTGGTATAGGTGGTATTTTAAGTGTGCCAGATGCTTCTGCAAGAATTGATGTAACTAACTGCTTTTTTAGCAGTGCTTTAAATACTTCGGGGGGTCATGCGGTTAGAATTAGTAGCTCTGCTGGTGCAATATTGTTAGCTAATTCACACTTTAAAGTGCTTAATTCAGGGGCAAACGCAGTAAACGCAACTGTTGCAACTACTATTAAATCATTTGGCAACACACACAACGAAGTAGCAAGTACACCGATAAATGCAAATGTAACAATAACAGCTTTAGCATCATTTTAAAAATAAAATAATATAAATTATGACAAATAAAATTTGGAATTACGGACAAGAAAATGGATTAGATAGAAGATTAGTTTTATCGGGGTTTACCTTTATCGAGGATAACTCTATATCTATTTTCTTA